CGCACATATATTTTTATTTTTTAAAGATTATGTTTCTGCTGCGATTGTTCACAATAAATTAAAAGAGTTAGCTGCTTTCATGGGCCTTGGGCATTGTGAAGTTTTTCCAAAACAAGAAAAATTATTAAGGGAGGGTAATGTAAAAGACTGGGAGGTCGGTAGTTTTTTAAACTTACCTTATCACAATGGACTAAACCACACGGAGAGATATGCTTTTAGTGATGAGGGAAACATTTTAGACCTCGATGAATTTTTAAAAGAAGTAGAAAAAAAATCTATTACAGATGTTGAATTAAAAAAATTATCTTTAAAAAAAGAAAACTCAGATTTTAGTGATGCACCTTACTGCATCGAAGCTTATTTAACAGAAAACAAAACAGTCCAACCAGGCAACAGAGATAACTTTCTTTTTCAATACTCTGTTTATGCAAAGAAAAAATTTGGTGAAAATTTTGAAGAAGAGGTCCACAAGTTTCATCACAAATATTTTGATGATCCTCTACGACCAAAAGAAATAGAAAAAATTATTAGACAAGCAGATAAAAAAGATTGGGGGTACAAATGTAAAGACCAACCCATGTGTTCTTTTTGTAATAAATCAAAATGTAGAATTAGAAAGTATGGCGTTGGAGATAGCAATATAATTACTGATGTTGGCAACGTAATACAGTATGGAGATAACGAGGATACGATTTATCATGTGACCGTGAACAATGAGCAAACGATAGTCTGCACTATCGAGGAGCTATACGATCAACACAAGTTCAGAAAGAAGTGCCTGGTTAAATTAGCTTCAATGCCTTCGATTATGAAAAGAGAAGATTGGGATTTGTATATAACAACTATTGTATCAAAAGCTATAAAAGTTAAATCAGAGTTTGAAATGACACCAGAGGGCGAGTTCAGAAATATTCTTACTAGATACATATCTAATCAAGCAAACGCTCTAGACATAGATGATATTCTCAATGGTCAGTGTTTCGTGGACGATGAAGAAAGTAGAGTGTACTTTCGCATGGATCAGCTACAAGAGTATATGAGAAACAGAAGATACGGTGCGATGACATCAAATCAAATGGGTATCTTTTTGAGAAA